GCACGCGCTGCCTGCGCTCACCAGCATCGGCGGCTACGCTGACCTGAGGGGCTACACGCACGCGCTGCCTGCGCTCACCAGCATCGGCGGCTCCGCTGACCTGAGGGGCTACACGCACGCGCTGCCTGCGCTCACCAGCATCGGCGGCTACGCTGACCTGAGTGGCTACACGCACGCGCTGCCCGTTGCCATTGCCGGCGGTTTGCCGATCCCCGTGGTCAACAAGATCGATAGCGCGATTCTTGCCGCCATCGAACACGGCGGGGAACTGAACATGAGCAACTGGCACAAGTACCAGACGACGCATTGCCGCGCCGGGTGGGCAGTCCACCTTTCCGGTAAGCCTGGTTACGCGCTTGAGGAAAAACTGGGCACGGCACTCGCCGGCGCGCTGATCTATCAGGCGTCAAGACCAGGCCAGCCGTTTCCGGACTTCTACACCGACAACGATGCCGCACTCGCGGACATCAAAGCCGGCGCAGCGCGCGAAGCAGCAGCCTGACAGTTCGAAACCAGAGCCGCCGAACGGCGGCATGGATTTATTGCCGCTGCCGCGCCAAGCACCCGGAGCCACGCATCGAACGGCGCGGCAGCTGCGAACCGCATCGGCGCGAACCTATCAAGATAGCCGGTCATGATGCGGCCCGGCACCGTCCACTCGACCTTGCCGACTTGTGCCGGCTCCTGCGCCAAATCGAGCCAAAGCAGCACGGCGTCGCCGTGCTGAGCCATTGCCTTCGCCAAAGCCAACGCACCGTCTGCGGCAGACCCCGGCGTCGCAGGCCGGTGGACAAATATCTTCTGGCCACTGCGCAGATCGCACAGCAGTTTTCCCGCCAGAAATGCCGCATGGGCGACGAGTTTTTGCTGTGCGTCGTGTTGAGTGAATTTCGCTACGTGGCACCTAGTGTGACGCTCAAAGCCGTAACGGTCGCAATTGTGCATCCATTCGCCCATTGGCGATTCCGCGAGCCGGCACGCTGCCGGATCTGCTACGGCTGCCAGGCTTTCGTTGAGCGCCGCGATAAGGCCATCCAGCGGTGTGAAACCAAACCGGAACAGGGAAGGGCGGTCAAGGCCGCAGTGCCTCTGCACGAGGCCTAGTTCGCAGGACACGCCGAAGCTTTCGAAGCCGGCTACCATGTCATGCAGATCTGGCCGCTTCGGTTGGGATCGAAAATCACATTGCCTCATAAAGTGTGTATATTGCGGATGTGCTCATAATCGCAACCCGTTTGTTTCAGGCCGAGCAGCGGTAACGGCGCTGGACTGGGATACCGCGCCGCGTGCTCGTGCGCGCGATGAGCGGAACATCGGGTGGTAGCTTCGGAGTGGGCAACGCGACCGATGTCGCTGCGCTCAGTTTTGCGATCGACAGCAGCCAGGTCGTCACTGCCGCGCAATCCCTCGACGGCCTCAAAACGTCCAGCGACGGCGTCCAAGACAGCTACGACAAGCTGACGGAGCGGAGCCAGCGCTTCATCGCGGTGGCGCGCGACATGGGCGAGAGCATCAGTCAGATGCGCCGCCAGTTCCAGGACACGAGCCAGTCGCTGGATGGCCTGCTCGCCAGCCTGGACCAGGCGCGCGCCAAGCTGGATGGAACCCAGGCGAGCTTCGCCGCCTTGTCCGACGCAGCCGGCCACGTCACCGCACTCGGCAGCAGCTTCGGTGTGACGTCACAGGCCTTGGAAGCGTTCAGCGCGCAATCGTCCATGCTTGGCCTGTCGGCCGGCCAGACGACCTTGGCCCTGCAGCGCATAACGGAGGCCTTGCAGAACCAGACTCTGGCCGGCCAGCAGGTGCGCCAGGAAATCCAGGGTCTTGGTATTGACTTGGCAGGCCTCGGCGCCAACGACAGCGCGGGTGTGCTCGCCAGCGTGGTCTCGCGGCTGCGCACGACACAGGACGGCCTCGGCAAGTATCAGACAGAGTCCTCGATCCTGGGCGTCACCGATCCGAACGCGCTCTATACGCTGAACAATGCCGATTATGTACCGGTCAGCCAGCGCCGGGAGATCGCCTACCGGCAGTCCGCACAACGGCAGATCGGCTCTACCACCGACTTGGTGGCGCGGGACGAGCGCGGCTTCTACAATCAGGACGCCGAGAATTCCGATCTCGGCCAGTACTACCGCATCGGCAGCGGCGTCACGAACGCCACCAACCCTTTTGCTTGGACCGGTCTCGCCGGCGGCCTTTCCAACGCCCAGAAGGCGCAGCTTGCCCAAGCGCTGGGGCTACCGAGCGACGATAGCTTCACCGATCCAGACAGCCAGAACGCGGCCTTCCGCTACTTTCAAGCAAACCCTGACAGCAGCTTCGCGCAGTCCGCTCTTCGGCCGACGGCGCGGATCGGCAACTATCTGCGCAACAGCTACGCCGGGGGTGAATATCGCCACCTGACCGACGGCACGTTCGGCAGCAACCAGGCCGACATTCAGGATCAATACGATTTTGCCTCACGGCAGAATTCCGGCTTCCTCGGCTTGAACATCGGCAATTTTGCGACGGCGCAATACCGCGAGCTGGCCAACGTGTTCAACGGCTACACGCCGCAGCCGAACACCGGCGACACGCGTCCTATCGATGGCGACACCGCGATCCGCAACAACCAGGTCGCGGCCCAGACCTTGTCCGGCTTCGGAGACGGTAGCCTGAACGAGTATCAGTCGATCGCGGCCACGCTGCGCCGTCTGAGCGATCCCAGCACGATAGGCGTTTTCCAAAGCGCCTATGGCGATGTGCAGGGCGCGGCCCGTTTCGGCAACACGCAATACGATTTGCAGCGCCGCCAGCAGCTCGCCATCACGCCTGGCGGTGTCGATCAGGATGCGGCCGATCAGCAGGCCTATCTGCTTGGCCAGCCGGAAAACCAGCGGGGCGAGCTGCAGGCGCTGATCAAGTTCATGCAGCAGAATGGCGGCGGAGCCAGCGCGCTCTATAGCGGATCGTCGCCGATCAGCCTGGAGGGCGCGCTAAATCTCGACGGGAGTGGCGGTGGCCCGGGCGTCCTGAACGGCAACGGCCAGGGCAACCCGCTCGCGCAGGCTTTTCTGAAACTGTTCAAGACGCAGGCTGCCAACGCAGCCACAGAGCTTCTCCAGGAGCTGGATAAGCGCAACACGCAGTCCTTCAATGTGCTCTCGGCCAGCGGCGGCAACGCCGACGACCCGGTCGCGCTGGCCACGTCACGCTTCGAGGCGGAGACGTTCAACGCCTACAACAACCTCTCGCCTGTCCAGCGATCCGGCACGAGCTACGAATCCTATCGCCAGCGCCAGGTTGCAACGGCCAGCTTGGCTGGCCAGCAGCGTGCCCAGGATCAATTCAACACAGAGTCGCTGACCGCTGGCGACGCCGCGATCCGCGCGGGTCAGGCGCAGCTTGGCGTGGGCGATAACGGCGACCTGCAGAACCTGATCAAGCTGAACCAGGATTATGCGCAGGCGCTCGCGGCCGCGGCGCGCCAGGGGCCCGATGCCGTCGACTCCCTAAACAAGCTGATCGACGGCATCGCGCGCCTGCAGCGCCAAGCCGCCTATTCGGATTTCGAGACGAAAAACTACGGGCAGGCTCAGTCGAGCAACACTCGCGCGCAGTTCGACGCCTACATTGCCGGTGCGCCGGTCGGCCAACGCGCCGGACTGCAGGCCGACGAGGGTATCCTGACGCAGCCGGGGTTCAACCCTGTGCTGCAGCGGCATAATGACCTTTCCTCGGCCGACCTGCAGACGATTCAGCAGCAGGCCAGCGCGATTGGTCTGGATCCATCGCTGTTCGGCGTTGCGACTTCCATTCCGCGCTTGGAAGGGGCGACGGACCGCCCTGATCTGCCGCTGCTTCAGCAGTTCGGCCTGACCCAAGGCGCCATCACCGACCTGTCGGGCCAAGGGTACAATGTCGATCCGACAAGCCGCACGTCGGTCATCGGCGGCTACCTGCGCTACCTTCAGCAGCAGGGCCGGGCGTTTCCCGGCAATCCAGGCGCCGCTGGACTGGCCTACAACACGGGCGCAAATGCTCCCGGACTGCAACGCTTTGCGGCCAGCGGCGACCTCGACCAGTCCGGCCTGACGGCCGATCAGCAAACTTATGCGCAGGGGCTGGGCTTCTACACGCCGCAGCAGCTGGAGGCGGCCGGCCGCAACGATCCCGCCGTTTCCGCCAACCTGCGTGCAGGCCGCGCCGCGCAGGCCGGCGGCTACAACGTGCAGATCGCCGATCTCAGTTCGCAGAGCGCGGGGCGCGACAGTATCGAGCAGCAGATCCTGCAGCTTCTCTCCAACGGTCAGACCGCGCAGGAAAAGCTTCTGGAAGCCGGCATCAATCAGAATCCTGGCACGCCTGTCGGCGCCTATGAGGCCGGTCAGCGCGTGCAGTCCACCCAGCGCGGATTCAACGAGACGATTGTCAGCAACGCGGCCAGCACACAGCAGCAGATCGACCAAGCCAAGCAGCTCGCCGATGCCTACCTGCAGGGCGGCGACGCTGCCGCCCAGGCATCGGCGAAGATCCAGGCGCACAAGGAAGCGCTCGCGACCAACATGACCGCGGCGCAGGAGAACGCGCGTGCGCAGCAGCTCGTCGCGCAGGCGCTGGCGCAAGAAGGCGACGCCATGGCCAAGCAGGCGGCCGCCGTCGGCCGGGACGGGCAGCGCGCCAGCTTCATCGGCGGTCTCGGCGTGACCGATGACTACGATCGACAGTTCCAGATCGGTCAGTACGATTACGTCCAGCAGCAGCGCCAGGCCAATCCTGTCAGCGCAGCGACCGACCCGAATTTCGACCAGGCGCAAAAGTCTCAATTTGCCCTGATACAGCAGCAGAAGGACCTGCTGACCAGCACGGACGCGGTCAACAACGCGTTCGACTCGATGGGTAAGAGCATCTTCACCACGTTCGAGAACGCAGCCTTCTCTGGGCAGCGTTTCAAGAAGACGCTTGGCGAGTTGCTGCAGCAGATCAGTCAGATCATCCTGAACCTGACAATCGAAAAGCCGCTCGAGAACGCTTTTTCTTCTGGCGTTGGCGGAATCTTCGGCACGTCGCTGAACAATGTCGCGGGTGGGGCGAGTGGAGGAGGCGGCGGCTTTGGGGGTCTAGGCCCTATCCTGGGCGGCCTCGGCAACTATTTCGGCCTGACCAGCGCCGCCGCGTCGACGAGTATTGTTTCCAGCGCCACAATTGGCAATCCGATCTTGGATACCATTGGCTTCGCGCGCGGCGGTGTGTTCGGACCATCCGGCCGGATCAGTTACCACGCGTCCGGATCCGTTTTGCCGGGCCCGACACCATTCACCGATGCGTCTGGTGGCGCGAATATCGCTGGCGAAGCGGGGCCGGAAGCCATCATGCCGCTGCAGGTTCTGCCTAACGGCAGTTTGGGCATCGCCACCGCCGGCGGGGGAGGCGGCCAGCAGATCATTGTGCACACACCGATCACCTACAACGCGGGCGGCGGTCCAGGCGGCGACGTCGATCCGGCGACGCTGAAGAGGATCCAGGCACAGATCACAAAAGCTGCGACCGAAGCGACGAAGCAAACACTGCTGCAGCAGCAACGCCCAGGTGGAATGCTCTACGGCACGAGTCAGTCAGGATCATAGCCGATGGCATGGGATACCTTTTCGCCACCGCAGAACCCGAGCCAGGACGGCTACAGCGTCAGCACGACAGCACGGTTGCTGTCGAGCACATTCGGTGACGGATATGTCCAACGGACGCCTGACGGCCTGAATTACGTCGGCAGCACAGTCTCACTATCCTGGGCCGAGATCACCCAAGCACACTGGACCTCAATCCAGGCCTTTCTGGACGCTCACAATGCCGTGCCATTCCTCTATCAGCTCCCGAGTGCATCGGCCGTCCAGCAATGGAGTTGCTCAGCCTACAAGCTCGGGGCGTTCGACGGAAAAATCTGGTACGGCAACTCGCTCACGCTCACCCAGGATTTTACTCCGGCGCCTTAGTTTAGTCATTGGTCTCGGTTTCTACGGCAGACCCTAGATCAAGAAACTTTGTTTCAAGTAAGCCGGTTGGTATGCAGCTATAAATCCCGAATTTGGCTTTTCCGCCGGAGTCGAAATCGGCAGCAGTTTGGTGAAGTTGATTTGTTCCAAACATACCGTCTATAGAATGCATTTCAAAGTTTTCCAGCATACTATAATGCGCTAAAACTGACATTTTGGTCTTTGTAGATGAAATTGGCTTTAGGAATACGTTGATTCGAAGAAAGACGACTTCCTGGCGAGTGACTGTTGGTTGTTGCCACTTGTTGCTTGCAACGTCGAACTCAATGGTCCGAAAAGCGTTTTGCATTTTCACTCTGCCGCAGTCCACGATCTGCTCGGGATCACCGTGGGAGCTTAAGCTCAAAAAACCGTTTTGCTTATCAGTAGCATTAATCACGACAAAGCCATTAGACAAGTGGGTCATCAAGTTGCTCCAGACCCTGTCTAGCGGTGCATTAATTTCCCTGCTCGACTCCTGTTCCGATCTAATAGCAGGCGGGGAATAAATATTTTCCGCACACCCAAACAGTATACTGCTCGCAAATAACGCCTTTAATACTTGAAATCGCACCGTTTTACACCATATCATTAAAATGCATTGCGAAACGCGTGTCCACGCGTCCCGCTGCCATCGCAGCGGCCGAAGAGACTTCGGTTACCCATCAGTGAGCCCGGCGGTGACAGCCGCCGGGCCCTGAAAGGATACACCGTGCAACACCACGCTGTCCCTAGCAGCATCAGCGATGCTGCGACCCGCAAAGTGCTATGGGCGCATGCGGCTGTCAACAGTCCGGAAGCGGACCGATACCTGCGCCTGACCAAGCAAGCCGAGACGCAAGTCATTGGCACGCCGAGCGCCGGCCCAGACCACGTGATCGCCAAGCTGGCGCTCCTCTTGGACTGGGAGTCGGAACACATGTCGGCCTCAAGCCGAGCGCTTCTCCAATCGGCCATTGCCGATCTGGAAGGCGCATCGCCGCAGCCGGTGGTACCCGAACCGAAGGTTAAAACAATCCAGGTTCGTGTGCCCAAGCGTCGCGCCACGCCGACAGAGCCGGCTGCGTTCCGCGCATCCTCCATGAGGATCGATGCGCGGGCCACGCCTGTCATCATCGACGGCATTCTTTACCCGTCGATTATCGGCGCATCCCGCGACACCGGCATGACGATCGATCAAGTCCGTCGCCATAGCAGGCCACTCTAAACGTCAACCCCCAGTTCCCACGCGGAACTGGGGGTTTTTGCGTTTGACCTGCACGAGGGTTGATGCGGCGACCGCGCCGGCACCCTACCGTAGCCATGCTACAGTTTCCTCAGCTTACGCAGCGCCTGGCGCCGGGCTACAGCTGGATCAACCTGTTTGAGCTTGACTGCTCGCCGATCGGCGGCGGGGTGTATCGCTGGACGCCAGGCCCCCTAGGCGGATCTCCAGTCGTGATGGGCGGAAGTGTTTACACTTCGTTGCCCGTTGAGGGGGAAGGCTTCGAGTGGAACGGGCAGGGGCCGCTGCCAACGCCAAAGCTGCGCATCTCGAACATCTCAAATATTCCGATGGCCCTCGTCATTGCCAATAACGACCTGCTCGGCGCCCAGGTCACCTACCTTCAGACTTTCAGTTGCTTTCTCGACGGTCAGGCCGACGCGGATTCATCTGCAACCACGGAGCCTGCGATATTCAGAGTCAACCGCAAGTCGCACGCCGACAAGAATTTCGTCGAATTGGAACTGGCTGCGCAGACCGATCAACAAGGCAAGCAGATCCCGTTCCGCATGGTGCTGCAGAACACCTGCACGCAAACGTATCGCGTCTACAATACGTCGACCGGCACGTTCGTGCAGGGGACGTGCCCATACGCGGGAAGCGAGTATTTCACACCGTTCACCGTTTCGACAACCGACCCGACGCAGGATCAGTGCGGTCGACGGCTGCGCGACTGCCTGGCGCGGTTCGGTAACAGCACCCCGCTGCCCACGTACGCTTTCCCTGGCGTGACGATCAGTCAGGGGGGCGGCTGATCGGGCGATGAAACAGATCGCCGCCCTGATCATGATTGCGCTTGCATCGCACGCCGGCGCACAGGTCGCCAAAAACACCATGCTCAACCTGAACGGATTCATCCCGACGCTGGTGATCGATGCGACCAATCCACCGGTCTTCGCGTCGGGTGTGCAGCCATGGTGGGACAACACAGGGACGCCCTATCTGGCGCCCATGCCTTACACCGTCGCACCAGGATCAGTGCCGCTTTACCAAGGCCTTCCCGGCAACGGCGCGGGTGGCGCTACTCTGACTGGCCAGATTCCGCAGGCAAGTCCGGCATATCCAACCCCACTGTGGAGCAGCTACGCTAACGAGGCGGAGGCGTATCCGAATGCCGACATGGCGCTCGATATGTGCGCGGCCGGCCAAGGAGCGTCGCCGATCGCTTACGGCGGCGGTGTCATCGCCCTCTTCGCCACGCCGATTTTGAGCAGCCAAGCCGCAACGCTGCCGCTTGACCTTGCTGGACGTCTCTATGTGTCCGGCGCGTTCAACACCTACCCGATGGCGCAGCTCTATGGCTACTTCGAGGCCACGCTCCAAGCGGCGCAGGGCGATGGATTTTGGTCAGCGTTCTGGATGGTGCCTGAAAACATGAACGCGTCGGGCGACACCGAGATCGACGTCACCGAGATTTTGGGCCGCGCCCCGAGCACTTCGAACTCCACGATCCACACAACCGACGTGAACTCGCCCAGCTTTCCCAGCCGCGGCGTCGGCTACAGCACGTCCAAGCTCAGCGCGGCGTTTCACCGCTACGGCGTCGACTGGGAGCCAAACTGGATCACCTTCTATTTCGACGGCCATGCCATGTACAGCACGCCGACGCCGGCCGATATGCATCAGCCGATGTATATCATCGTAAATCTGGCGGTAGGAACATCAAACACGTGGGCCGGGGCGCCCGATAGCACGACCAAGTTTCCTGGCACCATGAACATCGAGGCCATACGAGCCTGGGCAAGCCCCTCCACGCCGCAGCCAACGGCGACGCGGCGGTAAGGCTTCCAGCGGCGACCAACGCGCGGCGCTGCTGCGCCTATGCCGAACCTCTTGATTTTGACCGTACCAGAGACGGTGGACGCCATTAAACGTCACGCGGTCACCTGCTTTCCGAACGAAGCGTGCGGCGTCGTGACCGCCAAAGGCTTCGTGCCGCTGCCGAACAGACACCCTGAGCCGGCAAAATTCTTTGACTGCGGCGACGACGCGGCCGAGTTCCAAATCGCCGGCACTCTGCTGGCGGTCGTGCACAGTCATCCGTGCGGGCCGCGCGAGCGCGTGCTCCCGAATTACCCTTCGGCCGCCGACATGACCCAGCAGATGGCCATGGACGTCCCGTGGGGGCTGTGCGTTTCGTCGGCTGACCGGGCGACCGATCCGTTTTGGTGGGGCCCAGGCATTGCTATTCCGCCTCTGGCCGGCCGCAAATTCAGGCACGGGCCAAGCGGAACAGACAACCGCGGCGACTGCTACGCCCTGATCCGCGACTATTATTTCGTCGCGCATGGGATTGATCTGCCGGATTTCCCGCGAACCTGGAACTGGTGGCTCGATCCGGCCTGCAACCTCTACGAGGAAGGCTTCGCCACCGCAGGCTTTACGCCTGTGCCGAAAACAGACGTGCGCGTGGGCGACATCGGCCTGATCGCGATCCCGATCAAGGCGCAGGACGGCAGCGCGCTCCCCCTGCGCGTCGTGCATGGCGCGATCTACGTCGGTGATGGCCAGGTTCTGCACCACAAGCATGGGCGCCTGTCCATGCAGGAGCACCTGCAGTCCTGGACGCAGCTGACTAAATACTGGGTGCGTCACAATGCCCTCGCGTAAGCTGGTTAAGCCGGGCACGACGCGCATCGTATTGCATGGCGCGCTGCGGAAAGAGTTTGGCGGTCCAGTGGAATGGGCATGTCCGACGCCGGCGAATGCCATTTACGCCCTGTGCGTGAACAAGCCAGGTTTCCGGCAGGCGCTCGCCAAGGGTCAGTATCGCGTGATCCGCGGTCCGGTGCGTGGCGGCATGGATCTGGACGAACGCATGCTCAGGATCCGCTTCAACCCGGAAAATCCCGAGTTTCACATCATCCCAGTCGCGGCCGGCGCGAAAAGCAGCGGCGGTGTTATCAAGATCGTTTTGGGCGTCGTGCTGATTGCCGCCGCCGTGCTGACCGCCGGCGGCGCGATAGGTGCGGAAGCGGGTGCCGGCGCAGCCGCTGGCATCGGCGGCTCTGGCGGCGCTATCACCGGAGCGCTTGGCCTTTCGCTCGGCAACACGCTATTCGGTGTCACCGCCGGCGCGCTCGGCCTGTTCGGCGCCGGCATGATCATAGGCGGTATTGGCGACATCCTCGCCAAGAACATCAAACCTCCTGCGCCAAATGCGAGCTTTCTGCTCAGCGGACCGCTCAACACGACGACGGACGGCGGCCCGGTGCCGATTGCCTATGGCGCCCTGGTCCGTGTCGGTTCGACAGTCATCAGTTCCGGCTACGAGGCTGTCGCCTACAATGCAACCAGTTCTGCCGACTATGGTGGCACAGGCGCAAGCGGCGGCAGCTTCGATGACGTCGGCGACCTGGCGACGTTCACGTCGTGAGGCAGTCGCCAAAAGCAAAGCGTTCGCCGGCCACGCCGCTTCTCAAGCGCGACAGTCGTGTCGGCACGCGCCGCGTGCGAGGCCGCGCGATGGGCGCCGGCGGCAAGAGTGGCAGTTCCGGCGGTATCGAATCCAAGAACACGCTGCAGAGCAAGGCGATCGTCACGATCATCGATCTGCTCAGCGAAGGCCCCATCGGCGGCTTGGTGAACGGCGCCAAGAGTATCTATTTCAACAACACGCCTCTCATGACGCAGGGAGGCGTCTACAATTTCAAGGGCGTCACTTACCAGGAATTCACCGGCACACCCGATCAGGGTTTCGCCAAAGGCTTTCCGGCGGCTACCAGCACGGTGGCCGTCGGCACGCAGATACTGCATACCACACCGGTCGAATATTCGATCAGCAATACAGCCTGCACCAGGGCGACGGTCACGGTTGGCGTTCCGGCACTCTTCGTCACCGACACGCACAACGGCAATATCACGCCGGCCAGCGTCCAGATCGAAATAAAATGTGCGCCTTCAGACGGCGTTCAGCAGACAATCCTGACCGATACGATATCAGGCAAGTGCACGAGCGAATACGAGCGCAGCTTCACGTTCGAATTGCCTGGCACCGGGCCATGGTCGATATTCGTCAGTCGGCCAACGCCAGATTCTCAGACGGTGAACCTTCAGAACGCGACCTATCTCGACTCAGTCAACGAGATTGTCGATTACCAGATGCTCTACCCGAACAGCGCTTATATCGCGCTGACGTTCGACAGCAGTCTGTTCGGATCGACATTGCCGACCCGGACGTACGATATTCAGGGCGTCATCGTCCAGGTTCCCCTGAACTACAATGCCGCTACCAGGACCTATGCGACGACCGGTCCAGGCACATCCGGGGGCACCTGGGACGGCGTGTCGATGCAGCCTGCTGTCACATCCAATCCCGCTTGGATTTGCCTGGATTTGATCAGCAGCAATCGATACGGCATGGGCTTGGCTAGCAGCGTACTGGCCTTCACGAAGTGGGACCTTTACCAGATCGCGCAGTATTGCGATGGCGGTGTCCCAGACGGCTATGGCGGCACCGAGCCGCGATACACCTGCAATTTATGGATGACGAGCCGGGACGACGCGTATCGCGTTCTGCAAACGATCACGTCGATCTGGCGCGGCATGTCTTACTGGGGCGCAGGTTCGCTGCGAATTACGGCAGACATGCCCGCTGGCGTGGCGCAGGCCGTCACCCAGGCCGACGTCGTCGATGGCAACTTCACCTATGAAGGCACCGCGCTCAACACGCGCCACACGACCGCCATCGTCAGCTATCTCGATCCGACGAATTACTGGCAGCCCACGCCTTGCGTCTATCAAGACCCGGACTTGCTCGTTCAGAGTGTGATCGGCCCGAACCTCATCCAGGTCAACGCGATCGGTGCCACGACGCTCGGCCAGGCCTACCGGCAGGGCCATTGGCTGCTCGACTCTGAGCAGCACCAGACCGAGACCGTTACCTACACCGCTGGCCTCGACCACATGAGCGTCAGGCCGGGCGAGATCATCGAAATTCACGATCCGGCCTACGCCGGCATCCGCTATGGTGGCAGGCTCAAGTCAGTCGCCGTCAGTGGCTCGACGATGGCGCTGCAGCTGGACGGCCAGGTCGTGCAGGAAAGCGGCCAGACATACGCGCTGGACTTCGCGCTGATCGACGGCACGCTGGCTCAGGCAGTCTCCGTCGAGTCCTGGACGCAGAACGAGGACGGCACCACGACGGTCACAGTGCCCGTCCAGGCAGCAGCTGCTGAGGCTGGCGCGCAATGGATCATGGTCGCCTCCAATGTCGCGCCGCGGCAGTTCCGGGTGATCGGCGCCACGATCCCGCAGCCGGGACAGGTCGAGATCACCGCCCTGTTCCACGATCCAAACAAATATGAGCGGGTCGAAGATAACATCGACCTAGCCGACAGCCCCTTCACCGTGCTGCCGTTGCCTTTGACCGCTCCGCTCACGCCTCCCAGCAACATCACGATCAATGATTATTTTGTCGGCGAGGGATCGACCACGACGCTGCAGACGACGGTGGGATGGACCGCTGCCAGCGACTATCGCGTGGTGTCATACGACATCGAGGCGAGCTCGGATCAAGGCTACTCGAACATCTGGACCGGTGAGCAGCCGCCTACCTACGAAATTAACAACCTTCCTGTCGCAAACTACGTCTTTGGCGTACGGTCGCGTGATGCGAACGGCAACACCTCGGCCTGGGCATTCTCCGCTCAGGTGCTCATCAATGGCCAGCCAATCCCACCGCCGCAGGTAACCGGCATCACGGCAGTTGGCGGCACGCGCCTGATATCGCTATCCTGGAACGACGTGGGTCTCGCCAACCTGCTGTATTACGAGATCTGGCGCGCGCCGGTTACCGATGGGTCGGTCGGCACCATGGCGCTCCTGACCACATCGAGCTCGACCAGCTACACGGACAGCGAATCGACGGTCCTGCTGCCGCTGACAACCTGGGCCTATCAGGTGCGGGCGGTGAGTACGCTTCTCAGCGATGGCGAATTCAGCACTGTCGTCCAAGCGGCGACAACCACGCTGATCACTTCTGACCTGTCGGAAGGCATCATTACCACAGCGCAGTTCGCCCAAGGGATTTCCCCGGTCGGCTTACTGACGTTGGCCGGCGGCGCTCCGCCGGCGACTGTGGCGGCCGCGGGCGGCGTCAGCACCTTCGTCGACGAGACGACGGGCCTGCTCTACCGTTGGAATGGCACCTCTTTCACCGCGGCGATACCAGCCGTGCAGGTCACCGGCGAGCTCACCGCCGCGCAGATCGCCACGCTCGCCACCAGCCAGCTGACCGGTCAAATCACAACCGGCCAGCTTGCGGCCGGATCGGTGCTGGCCGAGCAGCTCGGCGTCGGCTCACCCACGAACTTCATCTGGAATTCCTGCTTGTCGCAGGTCACGGACGGCTGGATTTTCCAGAACAGCTCCGGCGTGACGGGCGTCACGCTCAACCCCGCGATCGATTCCAATCCGCCATTTGCCCTCACGGCCTTCGGCTCTGGCGTCGTCTATGCAGCGTCGATTCCTGCTGCCGGGCAAATTTATGCAAGCTGGGACCCCGAGTTCACGCAAGCTGGGACTGTCGGTATTCCGGTCACGCCAGGCACTGTCTATGGCGGCGCTGCCTTGGTCATCACCAGCAACCTAAGCGCCTGTGTGGGTATCATTTTTTATGATGCCAGCGGCACAGTCGTCTCTCAGACTCAAGGCACGCAGCTTACCAACCCGCAAAGCGCCGGATCGGCCATCTCCTCCTATCAGCAAGTCAGCTATATCGAGACGGCCCCTTCCACCGCGGTAACAGCCGCCTTCTTCGTGACGGGTATAAACACATCCGGAAGTACGCAGAGCGGCTCGGTGGTTTTCACCCAAGCCCAGTTCGGGCCGGTGCCTCCCAATGCCACGGCCGTCGGAAGCTGGCAGCCTGGCGGCGTCACCATGATCTCCGGCGGCATGATTCAGACCGGGTCGCTGAACGCCAACCGGATCGTCGCGGGAACCATTTCCACCGACAAATTTGAGGCGAACAGTGTCACGGCAGCGGTTATCGCCGCCGGTGCGGTCGGTGCAACGCAGATCGCAGCAGACTCGATTCACGCTAACATGCTCGCGTCAGACTTTGCGCTGTTCAACTACCTTCAGGTCGGCACGGAGACAGTCAACAACCTTAATATCCTTGGCGGTTCGATCAGCGACTTTTATACCGCAACTGCTTCCGAGAGGGGCGACGTCAGCAGCCTCCTGACCTTGACTATCACGACCAGCGCGAATGCCGACGGATCCAGCGTGACGCGGACCGGTGTTGCCCTGCTGTTTGTCGAAGTTGAGACCACGGAAACCGACGGCGGTTTTCCTCCAGTCCAGGTTACTTTGAATGGGCCGAGCGGTGCTCTGGCGAGCGCCTATGGGCTGGATGCAGCACAGCAGTCCATCACATGCTTGGCGCCTGTCACATTGACCACGGGTAGCACGGAATTTACCGTCACACAGAGGGGTTCCAACGCCAATTACGTGACCGCCACAATCCTCGTCTTCTGCACGTCGGTGTAGGACTATGGCAACTCCAAATCGATCCAATCAGTTCTCGATCTATCTCCTCAGCACGGGTCAGATTACCGGCTCCATGACGTGTTCTGGCAATGCGTCATGTGCCGACTCGACGCATGGCCAGATCGCTGGCGCCTACGACCCCGCCACACAATACATTCCGCCGGTGCCGGGCAGCGTTGGTCCGCCAGTGGCGGCGAGCCGGACAGCCATGAGCATTACCGTGGATATCACAGCAATCAGTGCTA